ATCCGATACAATTCCAGATTGGACATCAAAATTATATGATTGGAATGATGAAGTAACTACTTATGGTTATGATATCAGAAAACAAGATTCATGTATGTCAATCGCCTTCGTGAAATTTCTTGAAAACATACTTAAATACTACGTTCAACCGGGGTCCATTGATGCAGTGGAGTGGGTTTTTGAACAATCTTTTTATAATAAGAAAGTAGTAGACCATGCTGGAAATGTTTATTCGTTTAGTTATGGTGAGATGTCAGGGTTTCCCTTGACAATTGTGTTTAATACATTACACAATTTATTTATTCATGTATGTCAAGAAGTTGTTGTGTACTGTCGTACACATAAATGGGAAGAAAGTAAGCGTTTCTTAATTTTAGGAGATGATACTCTTATGCAGACTAATTATCCTGAAATCTTCCGTGATGTGGCTTTTATTAATGGTCACGAAGTTACTAATGAAGTTGGTAGCTTCTGTGGTCAAGTCACTTTTCTATCTAGAAAAATAGTAAAGACTCCGACTGGTTATGGATCGTACTATTGTAATTTGGACAAAATGTTCTTGTCATTACAATACTCCACAACCAATGATTTAGATTCTACTTATTTTCAGAAACTTTGTTCTTTTAAGAGACTTTTGGTGTTATCACCAGAAGGATCTGAAGAACGTAAGTGGTTTGATATTATCGAAAATAAGATACTATTTATGATCCGTAACGAACTAGTTACAGGACCAGTTCTGGCTAATTATAAAGCAGAACATGTTCTTCTTCGTGAACTTAATGAAGTTGTATACCATATGGGGGCGCCAAACTCGGGATTAAAATTAATTAATCATGGTCAACAACAAAGAGTTAAAGAAGAAGAAAATTCGACGTGATAGAAGAAAAGGCAAACCAAAGCAGCAACAAAACGAAAAGAAAAAGTATGTTAAAGGTAAATTTGGAAACGACAATCAACAGAGACAAATGTATGCTAACACCGGTGTTCGAACCTATGCGCAACAACAAGTACCCAGGATTGCAAAGCAAAAAGCTTTATCTCTTGGCTCTACTTATAATAACATGAGTCCTGATAAGAAAAAATTATTATTGTCATATATAAAGAATTTTTTATGGCCTACTAAGGTGTGGAATTTTCCTTGTATTGTACCTTCTTATAAGGTACCCAAATGGTATCAGATGCAGTTCACTTTTGATTCAGTAGCGAATTATGAGACTATTATAGTACGGAATGATTTGAATGCTTTAATTAGCAGGAAAATTCTTTCTGGAACCAATTTGACTCCTGTCGTTCCTATTGAACAGATAATTGAACTTAATGGTAATCAGAATTTGACTCCAAATTCAAATTACTGTTTTGATCAAAGTATCACAACTACATCTGGTACGAATGTACTATCTGTTGGTAATGATTTTGCTCAACCTAATCCCAATACTTATTATCATACTTCTACTTCTACTAGAAGTGTGGTTTTAGGTGTGAAAGGTTACCGTAATGTCAAAATTGCAATTGGTGCTTCCGTTACAATGAGTGTATCAAATCTAGGTGGTTATACTGTTACAGGTAATTTCCATCTAGTCTCATTGACTCAAGCTGGTGTCGCAACTATCATTCAAAGCGCCACTGCCGGAACAATTAATGCCAATGCAACTAAAGTCTATACTATAACGGCTGCAGCTGACATTGAAATATTACCACCTGATGCTCTAATGTTTGTATTTGAAAATACAGGCGTGGTCAACGTGGTGATGAACAATACCAACTTTATCGTAAGCGGTGTTTTTAGTTTTATAACTCCTGAAGTATGGGAAAATCGTTCTCTAGCTACTTTAATTTCTGGAGCATTCGTAAATGACAATTCAGGTGCTGGCTTAGTCTGGAAACAAATGCAAGATATGCTTCTTGCTTCAAGTTTCGTTAAAGTCACTGCACTTGCTGCGTTATGGAATGTTACTCAAGAATTGAAAGATGCTGGAGGACAATTTCTCTGTGGTTACATGCCTGGATATACATACTCGGCCTTACCTTCCACAGATCCTGAAAGGTGGGAATACATTTTAGCTAATCCTTATCCTTCATACAACGGGAAGTTTGTTGATGGAGTGCATGGTTCTTGGATCGGTCAACGCTTTGAAGATTATGCTTGGAAGAAATTCCTAACTAATCCTGAACTCGAAGCTGCGAACGACAACATGTCTCCTTTCCTAATTTTCATGGCTAACAAGATTGCTCTTGAAACTAGAGTGACTTATAGGTTGGATTTAAGAGTTTCTTTTGATATGCAAACTATTGATAGAACTCAAACTTGTGTTCCTCCTATGGCTGCTGCTGGTCTTTTAGAAGCTATAGTTGCTATGGCTGCGATCAGCAAACCCGTCGGTGCAAATAAAACTGAGCACCTTCAAACAGTAATGAAAATTGCAAAAAACATTGCTGGTAACCCTATGGTACAAGACGCTTTTAGTGCTTTGTTAAAAAGTGGGGTTGCTGCTTTATTAATCTAGAATGAATTAATAAGGTGGTTTTTTTT